CATCACGGGTGCGATGTTGAAATCAGTGAACGTCAGTGTCTTAGAGTCCCCTATCCACCCATAAACGTTACTGGTTAGCGACGGTTCCTTGTAAACACGATAATGGTCCGCTGCCGCGACTGATGTCCATGTTAGCTGAGCGCCCCATGTAGTCGTCAATGATGTGGGTGCGATCGTGGCGACAAGTGACGGTAACGACTCTACCCCATCCGCGTCGACCGCGGTCACCACGTAATAATAGGTTTTATTGTAGGTGCCACCACCAGCTCCCACGCTAATTATCGATGAGATCGATGGCGCTGCCACCGTCGATGCATAGTTGATTGTGGTGAGCGTCCACGCGTCATCCGCTGATCTACTCAGATTAGTTGGATCATGTTCTGGATGTACGATGGTCATCACATCCGCTGACTGGGTAAAGTTCAGGTCACGCAGTTGTGCTTCAGTGTACGGTGTGACCAGTGAGAATATCGTAGGTCCCCCACCTGCGAGCACTAACCCGCCGTCCTTCACGACACGCATTTTCAGGTGCTCAAAAACCAGCATGTAAGTCTGTTCAGTGTTGAAACTGAACGGGATTAACCGGGCCTCTTTGGTGGAGTCGTCCAGCTCTGCAACGAACCGGAACCCTGGCCGTGAGTAAACACCCCCTTGTGCCCTGATGAAGAAGTTCTCACACAGCGCGAGTCCAGTCGCGTACTTGGTGAGATCCGCCCGCGACCGTAATGCTGGCGCAATCTCTCCTGATGTGAAACTGCGTTGAATGGTCTGGGGCATTACTTATCTCCTTGCGTTTACGTACTCGCTGTTCTCTTGCGTCGCATATTGTTCATTGGCGTCTTGCGCCTCCGCGCTAGCGAGGTACTGCTGGTACAGTGTATATGAATCGTTTCGCAGGGATCTGCCTGCTTCTGACCCCACAATGGGTATCGCTATCTCAGCCGCCAACAGGTGTGATAGCGCGATAATAAATGTGGGAGAGAACAGATTGGTATCGGTAGCCTCCACCGCGTAATCGATACGTAGATCTGTGTCGTTACTACCGATAACCTTATTGCCGTCGATGTTGAGGATCTCATAGGGGATCTGCACACGAAGCTCCCCCGGGGTAACGTACAGATCCTCGCGGTAGCTACGCGTAAATGACGTATCAATCAGGGTTATTTCTTCCTGTTCCCCCACCAACCGATGAATCTTCATGCAGTCCGATGGGTACTGATACGCGTATCCCCAATTGAATATCTCATCGGTTAGTAGTGCTAACGGCTTGATCGAGCGAGCGAACTGCCATGTGCCCGTTTGCAGCAGCATGTCCCGCATCAACGGGTATCTCAGCTTGCACGTCTGTGCCTGCACGCTCGATTCATCCAGCGAGTTTATGCTCCCAGCCCTGATGTTGCCCAGCGCCAGGTTGCATATCTCCACTACGGAAGCTATGACTCACCCCCACCGTAGAGCACGGTAGCTGCGTCAGATTTCTCCATCAGCTCAACATCTATCTCGGTCAGCTGAATAGTCATGGAAGCGTTCTCCCCCATTTTAGCGTCCTTAGATTGCCGGACATTCTCGACAAACGCTACCGCGCGGACCTCAACCACGCTACCCACTTGCATCCCATCGGTGTTCAACGCGTTCAATAGCTCATCTGAAAATGACAGAGACGTGCCATAGGGGTACCCCTCATCGTTATTAGCCAGAGTCTCCTGTGAAGGGGTTTCCAGCTTAATCTTAGTGAGCACCGGATTACACCGATTCTACGTTTTTATTGCCAAGGAAACTGACACCATCAATATCCTTCTTGTTCTCGGCAACTTCATCGATGTCCTTCTTCAACGCGGTGACCCGTGCCGATTTCTGTTTCTGAGTCTCTTCCTTAACCAGCTCCAGCCAATCAGGAACAGGTTTCAATGGTTTCGGTGTAATGACGAATCCGTGACGAGGGTTGCCCGGCTTATGCAGCGTTTTGTTCATGTAGCCGGGCGCTATTACCTTGTATCGTGGCATTTCAAATCCCCTTAAAAAGAGTGAGGGGGTGGCAGCACCACCCCCTCAAATCACTTACGCGCCTGTGACGTTGGTTTGGTTGCCCATAGTAATACCGGCGGAGATCTTACCCGCAGTGGCGTTAGAACCTGTCACGGTATAGTGAGCACCCAGATACCGCTCAGAGATATCATTGGGCAGGAAGTCAAGACTGACCTGCTTACCTGCTACCAGATCGGCAACAGGAATGGTCTGAGAGCTAATAACGGTGCCCAACGCAGTCGTCGCGCCGGTAGCTAGACTGATCGTCAAGCTGGTCAACGTGGCGAAGTCCTCAGTCACCTGGAACAGCACCGGGATTTTCGTCCCTTTACCGATGTCCTGGTTGAGAGGTGCGACGGCACCGTAAGGGGTCCCCGGCACGCCGAGGTCTTTGACGTTTTCTGAGTCTGCTGTAGCAGTGATTGCCTGGTGAACAGAAAACTCTGATTCTGCTGATAAAATCATTTTATGATCCTCAATTAATTAGAAGGAAGTCGCAACCTGTTAGGTTACGCGCGCCTCAGTGTTGAGCAGTGAGTCGCTTTCCCGGATTGGAATGCCACGGTAGGTCAGAACTTCCTGCCCTTGGATCTCCATTGGTTTAAGGCGAATGAAGCTATCACTGGCGCCGGCATTGGTGGACAACGCATCAAGCGCTTCCATCACGTCGCGGTTACAGTAGATAGACAAGCTACCACCGGGGATACGACGGCTCTGCAGTTTCCAGTACGCTTTACGCATGAAATCAAACAATGCCACCGAACCGGCCTGCATGTCCGACACATCAACATTAGCAACGCGTGATACATACCGCCAATCTTTCACAGCCAGACCAACATGCCAGGTGAACTTCTCTTCCTTACCGTAGTAAGCGTTACTGGAACTATCGAGCAACCGCTGACGGCCCATGTCTTCCCGTTGAACACCAGCTTGAGTGCCTTTAGGGTAGAGCAGTTGAGTCTGATTATCGCCCCAACCCACGAACCAGATCGACGCGTTATCTGAGCCAGTACCACCGGCATCGATGATCTGATTACCATTGGCAGCACTGAGATCGTCGAATCGTGGTGCTAGTCCCATAAACTCTTCAGGGTCTGAGGCAGTGTTACCGTAGAAGATCTTACTTGAGACCTCCTGATTCATCGCTTCCAGATACGCCATCGCCTCTGATAGACGCACAGCGCCCTCATTGGTGGACAGGTCCAGGATACGCTCATCGATGGTGCTGAGCCCTTCCACAAACCCGGTGGTATCTTCGACCTGAGATTGACGGCCCTTGTCGTTCGGGATACCCTGGTACAGCTTGCCCCATGTCACGGCGGGCAGGCCAGCTCGCACGGTATGAAGGTGGGTAGTGCCTTTATTACACTCCACCGCGATAGCATCATCGAGGACAGGATTCATCTCTTTCAGGATCTCAATGATCTGAACGAACTGACCCTTACCATCTTGCTGCTTGTATAAGTCGATCAAGTCGACATAGCTTGCGCCTAAAGTAGCCATTCATTTAGCCTCTAAAATTATGCGGTTTTCGCCGCTGGGTAGAGAATAGACACTCGATCCGCAGGAGTGTTGCCGGGGGCATTAGTGCCTTCACCGGGTACATCCTCGCGGGTCAACTTGCCTACCCTGAACATAAACCGAATCATCTCAGGGTGGTTACCCACACCGTGATCAGTCAGCAATTGCTTCAGCTCTGGTGTCCCGAACTTGTCCACAGCAGTTCGAGCGATGGCGACGTTCTCATCGAACTTGTCACCACCGATCTCATTGTCGCTTCGAGAGTCGGTCTGCCATTGCGTCATCATCTGGTTAAACGCTTCTACTTGATTCTCAGCACCTGTCTTATTCTGTGCCGCCTGGAAGTCAACCAACTTCTGCGCCTGATCTTGCGTCAATCCCAGCTCTTTAAAGATGGGACTGACCAAATCGATCATCGCCGTGTCTGGCTCTACCCCTTCAGGCATAGCAAAATCAGCATAGGTGTCTGGAGCACCAGCGTCACCAGTTCCTTCACTCGTAAGAGTAGTTTCACCCTCACCAGTTCCTTCACTCGTAAGAGTAGTTTCACCCTCACCAGTTCCTTCAACGACAGGAGTGTTCACCTGTTCGTTAGGTAATTCTTCACCCTCAGCGGGTGCAACTGCTACATCGTTATCCATTGTAATTCTCCGTGATCATTTTCAGGTAGTCTCCTGGTGATGCCTCTTTCAGTTCTAACTCAAGCCATAGGCCGTGGCTTCTCTTGCCAGCGTTGTATGAGTGCATATTGGCGTCGGCAGTAAAAGTATTATAAAACAATCTAGTATGAGTCAGACAGTGCCAGACAAAATCCCTGCCACCGCGCGTGCTCAACTGCTGTTTCATCATTAACAGTTGTGAAGCTCTATCTACGGTTACCTCGCTCATGCTAACCCCGCGTTACGCATCATCGCAGTGAGTCCGTTCTCGCCTTGCGTGTTTATCTCCGAAGCATCCTTTGCGGTAGCTGCCATCTGCTGGTTTTCCTCAGCTGCCTGAGCTTGTGCCGCTGCCTGAGCTTCCTGTTGCTGGATCTGTTGGACCTCTTCATCACCGCGTACCACTTTAGGATCGACTCCCAGAGCATCAGCGAAATCATCGACCGCTTGTAGTGCGTCAATTTTATGGCGCGCATCCGGCCATATCTGTGCGACCTGACCAGCGAACCCGGTGAGTCTCTCCAGATTACCGGTAGCAACCAAACGCTGCGCTTGTGCCAATACCGACACGTATTCAACATCCATATCAGTGCCCTGCAGCGCTTCAGGTGGTTCAGGTAACACCCCGTTCTTCTCAAGAATGTTATACGTACGGTCGATCAACCCATCCAGTAACTCGGTGTGTAACCGCTCAAGCACCGGACCAAGCATCAACAACTTCTCTTCGTGTTTCTCTGCGACCTCTCGTGCTGTGATCTGACGACGATCACTGTTCGACAACATCAAGAACAGATCCTCGTAGAACGCCTTGCTGATGCGCCCCTCCGCGTCACGGATCTCCTCCTTGATAACGCCGATCTCAGGTCGGTAGTTACCGTAGATAGAGGATAGGGTTGCACCAGGGTCATCGGTCCAGACGATATCCCCTGCTCTGGCCTGAGCACCCCCCATCTTGGTCTTGAGTGATGAAGGTCCTTGTAGTGGAGGTGACACCAGCTTATCGATCGCCTGGTACTTCCGCTTCTCCGCCAGTTGCAACGCCTTAACATCTCCCAGCGCAATCATGCCGGGGCAATCCGTGGCATAGATATCTTCTGCTGTCACATCCCACCGTGGGGATAGTATGGGGAAGTCATCAAACCCGGACTCACGCAAGAACCCGCTATCGCCATTCTTCTTGGCCTGCCTGCTGTTCTCGTAGTAGACCGACCTGAACCGCTTGTCCTTCGCTAGTGGACTGATCTGGTCTCGATCATCGTTAGGTTCGACACCATGAACCACAGTCACCCATGCCTCGGTGTTGCCTGACTCCCACATGTGCTGTACTGCGGTACTGCAGTTGTCAATCCCGAACTGCTTTACACACTGAGCCACTGTGATGTCGTACTCACGATAAAACGAATCGATCTGATTCTTGCCATCAGCGGCCAACACATACCCGCCAACAGTATATGGTCGGCACCAGATAACGTTCTCGAAATCCTCGAACACACCCATCGAAGCGGTGCCGAATACCCCTAACTCACCGTATAGCGTGTGCAGGGAGTTGTATGTATTCGATGAGCTGAACACCTTGTACATGATCATCTGCACCTGATGCAGCCATTTTTTGACTGCTGTGTTCTCATCGAGATCGCTATCACCGGATGACAACCTGAACCATGGTCGAGCTGGTGACGTGATCCCGGCCATCATCCCCGACGCCAAGGTACGCACCGCCAACCGGCTAGTGTTATTGATCTGCTTGGTGTTGCGCTGATGGCCTTTGTTGCGGTCCGATGTTAAGAACCGTCCACGATGCGCCAGATGATAATCGGATAACTCCTGGTACACGGGAATAAACGATGAGCGTTCACTCTCCATCGCTTTAAATCGTTTCCGGTAACTAGATATATTAGCCATTTCTCACCCGATAAAACATCACAGTTAATAGAACAATCGTGTCAGTGGTGGTTGCGTTAATCCACACACCGGGGTCGATCTTCAGGTTTAACCCCGTTAGTGAAAAGTTAGACGCCCTGGTCAGCTGAGGTCGCAGTATCTCGTTAATAGGCGTCACACTGTCATGTGCGTCAGCTGTGAAGATGTCCACATCTGCCGGGGTGGTATTGCTTACATCCTTGTCAGCGCTGACGATGATATCGGTGACCACAATGAAGTGATCACTCACTGGTGCCATGAAGTTAAACGCGACACCTATGGTATCCATCGCCATCGTGATGGGAGAACTGTACTCTAGAGGTGCAACCACAAGCTGCCCAAACGGAGTGACATTCACTCGAATATCGTTGAGCTTACCCACCAGGCTAGCGTTAATGCTCAAAGAGAGAGTACCCCCAGCGTGACATCAAGAGTGATCAGTCCTGTGCCTGCTACGCGCTTGAATGCGACCGCATCCCCTTGTGGAATGATGATCCCTCCTACCACCGAGACAAGGTACTCAGTGTCGGCCACTGCTGCCTCCGCGAATCCAAGGTGACCTAGTTTAGTAAGTCCCGTGATGTCAGTGTCGAACTTGGCCTCCATCGTGGGGGACAGCGGGCTGCTCATGTTTAAGTTGGTGACTTCTGCATCGGTCCCCGTCACATAAACCGGGTCACCAGTGACGCTCTCAATCATGAGTTTAGTCGGCACAGATGATGACAGTTTGAAATGGTTAAACCCGATGTCAGTTGTGCCGGTGTTCTTGATGTAAAAGAAATAATCATCTGCTGCTGCTGGGGTCACTTGCATGAACACCGATGACAGCAGCCCCGCGAACAGAAGCGTTTCCTCCAGGTTCTGACTCACCGCGTGGGTCATCAACCTGTTTGTGGGATCAACATCTGCGATTAATCCGTCCGCACCAGTAATCTGCATCAGGTTAACTCCCTGTGAATTGGCACCTGTATTTGAACATTCATGCTGATATTGTCGGCACCCGGTTTAATCCCCATCGAGAAGGACGATCCAGGAGCCAGAACTATTGGCCTACCGGGGAATTCCCTCAGCGTGACTCCTTCAGGGATCAGTGCTGGTGCAGCAGAGGTCCCACCAGACACCGTGCTACCCGTTGAGCCAATCTTGAAATCCCCCGTCAGCTTCTTAGAACTACCGAAGTTGAGATTGGCAGGGGTGAAGTCGGTCCCAGCGGTAATCAGTGTGCCGCCGGTCGGGTTTATTGTGAACTGCATCAACAAATCCCCTATACCGAACGTGGCACCGAACGTGCCAGAAAGCACATCAATAACCCATTGAACTTCCTCATTGTTCTTAATGTAAATAATATGGGAGTACCCAGAGCCAGTTAGACTCACCGTGCCTGTCGTAGCGAGAAACGCCCCACCCAGTAGCGCCTCAACAACGCCTTGCGGCTCACTGCTTGCCGCCACCTCTAGCTGGTTTCGAGTGTTAACTCGCGATCCGCGTTGTGTCAGCGCGTCCACCAGGTTAGTCAATCCGCTCATGTATCCGCTCCCGTTACCGTCGTCTCGAACGCCACTTCAAATCGTAAATTGAGCAATCGCAGCTCATCGATGACCGCTAGTTGGTCGATCCACAACCGAGACAGCTGTGAATTCATTGCTGCAGCAAACTCTTCAATCGTGTCAATCGGGTTATCCGTACTGGCACCAAACTCAGTTACCGATAGGGATGCTGTGTCAGTCATCGCCAGCACCCAAACGTTCACATCCAACGACGGCACATGAAATATCGGGTCACTTCCGTTGAGGATGTGAAACGCTGTGTTAGATAGCGCAGGCTTAGTATCGTTGAACACGATACGCACACTATCACGATGCGCCTGCAACAGCAGCGGGTTCAGATCCACGTTGACCCTCACATACTGGGTCACATCTAGCACCGCGCTACCCGTGGACACTATTCGCCCAGAAGGTTTTTCGTGGCGGTTGCACCAGCGTTAGTCACACCACGCGAGCTGGTCAGGATAGTGCTGCGCTCGCTACCACCGGATGCCGCACGCTTGCGCTTCCTGTCTAAATCGCCGCCGCCCTGCCCTGCTGCCTCATCCGGCAGCCTGGGAGCCTCTGGTGGAGGTGGAGGCGGCTTAGGTGCTTTCTTTTTACTACCACACATATGATCACCCTCTTACGTATAAATGCGTTATTGTAACAGATCCATCGCATCCAACGGGTTATAGTCCTTTTCACTGATATCTCTGTTACCAGGTATCGCATCCAGATGTCCTCGCTGCACCTCCAGTTTAGGCACCTCATACGCGAACGTTAATGCTAACGCGTCATACCAGTCGGGTGACTTGCCAATGCGTTTCTTGACCATATCCTTTGGCTCAATCTTCAACCGCGTGCGCTTGTCGAACAGATAATCCCTGTTGATTAGCTCTCTCTCCAGCATCTCATCATCCACGAGAGCGCCGCCATTGAGGATCCATGTTCTGAATCGAAACGCCATTTCAGATGCTTTATCTGCGAACTTCTTCTCATCGTCCGCCTTCCACCCGAATCCCACATCAACGCAGTGATATCCCAGCTGCCTCAGCCGATCCCCAATGGGACCGCCCATCGCCCCCACGTCGAGGAACGTTACATTGGGTTTGTGCCGGTCCAGCAGCATCGTAATCTTGGCCACCACGTTCATCGAGTCACGAGAGGTCTCACCGCTGATGCGATACGTCTGGTCAGACTTAGCATCATGGCCACGCCTGAAAACGATCATACAGTCGTCATCACCGCCACGCGCAAGGTCAACCCCACATACCAGTGGGTCATCGCCTAGATAGTGTCCTGGACCCCTCTCCATCGCTTCCTTGATGGCATCGCCTGGTATGTACTGCATCTCCGACGCACTGGGGAACTGACCACGTACACGTACCTTGAAGAAATCAGAATCTTCACCGTAGTCCTCGGCCCATTCCTGAATCAAGTTCTTGTTGGTCATCTTGCATGTACGGCTGTCTATCTGGCGAGTGACCCACCGGTTGCTGTTGCGGTAGAACGCATCATGGAACTCGCCACTCTTTCGAGTAGGGTTACCGAAGAGGAAATGCATTGGCTCCCCATCAGTCTGGCCACCACGCGCCACCTCGTAGATGACATCCGGCACAGCCGATGCCTCATCGAACAGGAACCACGGCGTAGACTCTGCTGCGTGCAAGCCTGCAAATGCCTCTGAGTTCTCTTCTCTACACGTTTGAGCATCCACCCGCCACTCCGCAGGCAGTCCCTTGTGAGCCAGGCTGGTAGCGGTCCACTCGAACCAGTGGCCAGTGATGCATCGGCGATGCCATTTTGCCAGCTCAGACCACGTTTTAGTTTTCAGCTGCTCCCCGGTGTTCGCGGTGACCACACCCTTCGACCGGGGTCGTGTGCTCATGATGAATAGTGCGATCCACGAGCTTAGGGCGCTGTTATGAGTGACGATGAAGTCGTTAGCCAGATACAGATGATCGGCTGCTGCCACCTCAATGCACATGCCGTATTTCATACCGATTGGCTCAATGGAGTCTATCCACCGCTTAGTATAGCGCGACTCTACCTTGTCGCCGAGCATCTTCCGCTTATATGTATGGGTGAAGGGGTTCCATGTGCCGCCAAAGTTGATGGTACAGCGGTGACAATCTTTCATGGGTTCAGATCGCACACCGTCCTTAACGTAGAACGTTTTCTTCGGTGTAGGGCACATCATCGCCTTGCCACCGAGCGAGCGCACCATCCAGATCAAATCCTCTACCAGGTGCTTGGAGGTGCTGCTATAACCGATGCTACCGGCTTTAGTGACCTCACCATCAGTGTCGAGCATACCGGCCACCAGATCACGTCTCACAGCCTCTGAGTTGTATTTGTACACATCCGCAATGAACTTGGTGTCACAGGTGACAGGAGCCATGCCGCAGTCCTTGAGCGCGGTATACAGGCCGGGGAGGGTGGCGCTTGCGAACCCCGTCTCCAAAAAAAGGTTAGTTTCCGTGTTGGGGTGGTATTTCATTCTCCCCCATATCTCAGGCCGTGATGAACCGATGACACCTGATATGCTTGATCCATCCCCCAACCACACACCAACACGATACGCATCGTAATGCATGCCGTTGTACGCAAACTGCACTGGGTCGCATGTGGGAATCTCCCATTGCCGCGCCATCGCTTTACCATTGGGACGCTTGACCCCCGCCTCCAATAGCTCCTGCGTCTCCATGACGCGCCACTTGTCGATGCCCTTACGCCGTTCCTGTCGGCCCTTGACTGCCCACTCATGCTCACCGGCGACATCGGTGGAACTGCCGTCATCGAATGTCACCTTGTAGAACTGCTTCCTGCATCCGCGAGTTCCGGTGATTCGCGTGGGTGTCCCATCCTTACCGAACACATAATCTCCGACCTTCAAATCGCCCCATTTAATATCTTCCATACCTATCGCCTCTTGGTTGTTTGAGGCGGAAACTATTACACGTTTTGCGTCTTGACACAACCTTTCTGCTTTCCCGGTGCCATGTCCTGAAGCAGTGGCAAATCGGATAGGTACCGTAGGAGTAAAGCCGTCGAACCCCCTGTCCCGGATCTCATGTCCCCACTCAATCAGGAACTCTTTTTGCCATTCATCGGGTCCTGCCTGCCCTGACAGCTCGTCCACGCCCCAATCGAAGGCGAACATGACCCAACCATAGGGGTCACCGTAGAAGTCCCCCATAGCGTCCAGCAGAGAGATCTCAACCCCGAGCGCATCGGTAGTCATAGAAACGACACCTCATCATCGTCACCGGGTGAGGACAGCCTGGCTCGACCGCGTTGTATCCGCGCTGCCGCATCATCGGGGGTCAGCATGTTGACATCGTGTTTAGCTGATGCCAGTCCATCAACCAGCTTGTGCTTGTTCATCTCCGACAGAACGCGTGTGCTGACTCCCAGGTCACCCGCCTGTCGAGCCAGTAGGTGGTTGTCGGCCAGTTCAAGCAGTATCCACTCAGCGTCGATGTCAGAGCTTGCCAGACGACGCAGCAGGATCTTCTCGATCGCTTCCTTAACATTGTCTCGCTCCAACAGCCGTATCGCAATGGCATTACCGAATCCAACTCGCTCGGCAGCTCTACCGGGGTTGAAGTCCTTGGTGTACTCAATGACGAACGAGAGTTCTCTGTCATTCATCGCGGGCAATCCGTCAACCTTTATTTTTCGCATAGTCATCAACCGAAATGAAAAACAGTGTACCACGGCCCTTTTTACCGGGTTGAAAACACCCCCTATTTGACCGGTTGGGAAGAGACTGTGTTCATTCATGTTGTGTTCATTCATGTTGTGTTTATCCGTGTTTCCTTGGCGGTTTTTGCGTTTTCCGATTACATTCAAGGTTTTTTTCACTAGTGCGAAAAACTCCCGAACCAATTTTTCAGACCCCTAAATCCACGCGAATCTTCTAATAGGTATACTGGTATTGGGTTACAGAGGTTTTTTCGGCAAAACGTCACAAATAAACACAGTGCCTCTAAGTCAAGCCCAGTAAGGGTTAGAGTGAGTTATCCACAATTTTGAAAACCACCAAGGACACAGTACGAAGCATTTTTTTTTCGCTCCTAAGTCGTTGATCTACGGTAACATTCAGAAACTGTGTCCTTGGTGGTTTACGTTCGCCTTTATTTGTTGTACATTTGCACAACATAACAATTGTCTCAAGTTGTTACACCACCAGCCGTCACAAAATCACGAACCGTCACAACATTTCTCAGCACAAAAAAGAAAAAATTGGACATATTTCGATAAGGTGTTGTACACTTGTGTAACACCACATTCACACCAGGAGATTCAGCATGTTTTTTTATAAAATCGACCCCCAGAGCAAACTGTTCGCCCACCTTGAAGCCGCAATCGAGGTCGCATTCAAAGAAGCTGACAACTACTGGGCCCGCCGCAACATCAGCGCAGCTCGTGCAGTCCTGCAGGTCGCTGACGTTAAGAACGCGGTTAAGAACGGTATCCTCACCGAAGCCAGGGTAACCAAAGGGACCCACCAACTAGGTCTTATATTAAAGAGTATGTCATGAAGGTCGGTGACATCTACGGTATGCGGCAAGTCCTCTCCATCAACAACGACCGGAGCGTCAACACCCGGTGTGATGGAGACTACAGCCCCTCTTGCTTGAAGAATGCCCCCACCCGTCCAGCGGTATTGATTAACTCCACGGTATGTATAAAGTGTAGGTACACTACCAGCTATAATAAAAGCCCCCGGCCACGCCGGACCGTTAAGAAACTGAGGGAAACAACCATGAAGCCAGACAGATCCTTAATGCTCATCGCGCTAAGTGCAATACAGATCGAGATCGCCGAGGTAACCGACCGGATGATCAACACTCAAAGCGAAAGCAAACGCAAGATGTACTTAGCTGAAGTATCCAATGCAGTCACCCGGTATAACCACATCAAAGGATTACTCGAATGAACGTTATCACTAGCTACTATCAATGCAGCGCCTGTGCGTACGACTGGGCAGTTGACTGGGACGGCGACGACACATCCACCGGTGATATCGCCGATGAATGCCCTGAGTGCGGTCACAAGCCGGTACAACCCTACGAATGGGAGGAGGAGGTTAATGGATAACGAACAGCTATTAAAAGAGAACGCCAAGCTCAAAGAGCTGTGCCAATCGAACCACGACCACGCCTGTGAACTGCTCGCCATGCTAGACGAGGTGAAAAAAGACCGCGGGGTCATGGATAACGCTTTAAGTTACTGTCTATTTTTCGCCGCTGGCATAGTCACGGCACTATTGGTGATGCAATGAAAACAGCAATATTTGAACGCAGCACAAGCGCAGCTCGCCCATCAGTGATCGTCCTGTACCTGGGACCCGGTGATATCCGCGAGCTATCCATCAACCAGGCTCAGCACCTGTATGAGTCGATCGACATGCAGCTCAGTCACATGGTAGTCATTGTCACTACCGGTGAAGGCGATACCCGCACGATGTCGATACCCGATGCCAAGCACCTGCACCAGTCGCTTGAGGCGGCGTTAACCGACGAACGGGAGTACCGGGGTGGATGATTTATTTTAAATAATTTCAAATAACTCTTGCTTTGTTTAAATAGTTGGTTATAATGATCACATCAACACTGGAGAAAAACGAAATGAATGGCACTAAACAGATGGCAACCAGAATCGTAAACGCAGAAGAATCCTTTATCAGCTCTGTGATGGATCAGTTTGACAAAACCTACGAAGAATCAGAAAAAGTTTTAGCAGTTTTCAAAAAAGCAAAGGCAGTAAGAATTGACCCTGTTGGTGGGCAGTTTAGACTTACATCTGGATTGTTTTGGGAAGCTGATGTTATCAATAACGCATTATCGTCATAAGAATGACCCCATCACAACAAGCAAAAAGCGTGGGGCTTAAGAACCTCACGCAAGTTAGTAAGATTACAGGCGTTAGCCTTAACACACTCATAAACTGGCACAGGGACAAACCAGAGCTGTTTTTGGTTGTTCTTCTTGGATGCCTTGTGAGATTGGAGACATAACAATGGATGACATGGATACACTCGAACAGTACGTGAAGATGTTAGAAAACCGAGTCGCATGGCTCACCAAGATGGAGGATAGCAGGGTCACTGCCCACATCATAAACGCTACAATTTTTTTCTGTCTAGGTGCGGGAATCGCCCGCGCCTTTGGATAACCCAGGAGAACCACCAATGAAAAACGCAACTTTAATAGTTCTAGCCATGTTCACCGGTAGCGCAATGGCAGAGTACGACACGCCACAATCTTCGTCTTCTAGCTATGCTGCTGCTTTAGCTGCACAAGGCCAGGCACAACGGCAATCAATGGCTCAGACAGCCACAGGCGGGAACGCATCGGTGGTAAACGACCACCGGTCATCGGTATCGTTTAAGGATCGAGTGGCTCCGCCTACCCCAAGAACAGCGACCAATTGCATAAACGGCGTGTGCCGTGCGACGCCAGTTTTCACCATAAACGGCGGCCACGATGAAGGCATGGGATCGGTTATAGGGTTTGGCGTCTCGGTTCCATTCGGCGGCGGCGGTAAGGCAACAGCCAGGGCGCTAGCCTACGCTGCTAAAAAGCAGGAAGAAGAGCATGTCATGGCCATAGAGGCGCACCAAGCTGAAATGGCGAGCATGTGCATGGTTCTCCATACGGTGCTAAAGGTTAAAACCGAGACTAACGCAGAGCTGTTCGACCGCTGCGCCGGCTTCGAGCACCACAAAGGCGCCATTGTTTCACACAGCGGCCACGGCGATCCTCGCCAGGTTTCACCGCATTAATTGGAGATCGACCAAATGCCGATAATTAATATGGACGAATTGCACGAGACGACTAACAAACTGGAAGGGCCCACCATGCATCATAGAAAAAAGACAGCGGCCGATCTGGAAAGCGACCACAATGATTTAAGGTCTCTTTTGCATCTAGCAGATCACTTCATCCATGAATATAGCAGACACTACAACACGACGTTACTGACAAATACCCCAGAAGCAAGTGATGTTGATGATGTGATTTTAAAACACAATCACAGGCGCAACATTTATATACAGCTAGCCGATAAAGAATCGGCAATAATCCTCGCGCTGGAGGAATGGCGCGCCAAGGAGCAGCAACCATGAACGAAGCCGGAGTAATCATCACACAATTCATAGTTCTTATGCAGCAGCAGGGGGTGTGGCCGTGTCATTTAATCCCCGGTGAAGAGCCACAACCGATGGCAGTCGAAGCCCTTGCCTCAATGAAGAACGAATATCTGGAGATCCACCATGAATAAGACCACATTAATGTTACGACAGGAAATCAGGCAGCTGCAGGATGAGAAGACCAAACTTCAAACCACCTGCATCGACTTGAGAGCTGACATCTACCTGAAGGAAAGAATGGTTAAGTACCACCGCCGCAACACTGAGGAAGCGAATCAGCGGATGAGCACCCACATCGCGAAAGAGCGCCGCACAACTATATACCTGGTTGTACTCGCCGTCGTAGCTTGCGGTGCCACTTTCATGTAAAAACAGGAGTCAATTTATGGCTGACCAAACCGTGAAGTATAAGTTAACGAATAAAGTTGCACAACCATAGGAGATACCACCATGTTAAAACTAAACCACCCAGAACAGAAAGGCACCAAGTACGACACTTCAACATGGGAGCGCTATGGCAAATTCTCCGTTGTGCCTGAAGGTATGTACCCATTAACGGCTGTCAATTATGTCATCGTGGGGGAGTCGGTGAGCATTGGTGACGATGCAGCCATTGGTGCCCGCGCAGCCATTGGTGACGGCGTATACATTGACAGTCATGCAGCCATCGGTGACGACGTATGCATTGGTGACAATGCAACTATCGGGGGTTACGCAACTATTGGTGACTTTGTAACCATCGGCAGAGAGACAACTATTGGTGACTTTGCAACTATTGGTCACTTTGCAACCATCGGCAGAGAGACAACTATTGGGTATCATGCAATCGTCGGTACCCGCGCAACCATCGATGACTGTGCAGTCATCGGTAGATCGGTGAGAATCGGTGACTTCGCAACCATCGGTGACTGGGCAATCTATATAGCTGATATTGGTCATGCTGACGGCTACCGCAAAACCCTGTGCGACTTGGACGGCATAGCCTACATTGGCGCAGGCTGCCGGTGGTTCTGTCTTCAAGATGCCTTGAATCACTGGAGCAACCACCAAGAAGACCGCAGAGCTACTATGGCATTGATGCAGTCGGCCAAAGCGCTGGCAGACCTGCACGGCCTTAAATACAAATAGGAGACACCACCATGCTAAAACTAAATTTTCCAGAACAGAAAGGCACCAAGTTCGATACTTCAACATGGGAGCAGGACGGCTGGCCTTCCGTTGTGCCAGACGATATGCCTCCATTAACGGCTCGCCAGCTTATTTACGTCGGGGATAACGCAACCATCGGTGAAGGCGCAACCATCGGCGACCGCGTACATATTGCAAATGACGTAACCAACAAGCGCAAATAGGAGACACCACTATGATTACGATATCCACCCGATCATTCACTGCAGGCTCACACCTCAACGATCTCCGGGGGATCTTCGCGGCACTGTCACCGATCAATATTGAGGTCATGTACTGCTGCGACAGTAACGCGTGCTATGAACTCAGTACCCTGGATGAGAGCCGGGAGGTTATCGGTACGTTCTCAAGGGTGATATCCGATGACGACAACAACCGATGGGTGCTCGCCTTCAGTAATCCCGCCGGGCATAGGGTGTATACTAATCTGCTGCGCGAGTTTTGCGGAGTTGATGAGATCCATAATGATTACCCCCAATAAAAAACCCGACCCCTTGTGAGGGTCGGGCTCGGAGTACCACCATGAAAAAGCCACCACAGCTCGGAGCGTATAGTACCACATGATACATAATGAGTCATTCCTGTCCGCAATTTTCGGTGAAGACCTTCCATACGTTCATGTGACCGACTTCGTCGAAGATCCATCCAACATACCACCCGATCGTCATCTGATCGCATGGCGCGGTGACTGGTACTCTCGGTACAAGTTCAACCCTGAGCCATCGAACCAGTATTTCACCATCTCGATATTCGAGCCGGATGAG